TATCATAGTTTTGGTACCCAGCAACTTTACGGATACGGAGTTTGAAGTCAGCACCTTTCCACATATCAAACGGATTGATAGGTGTCTCATCTTCAAATGCCGGATTCATTGCTTCAGTAATCTTATCAAAGATTTTCTTACCGAATCTAAACAAGAATACCTTGCCTTCATTCTCAGGATGCTTTGGATCAGACACAACATAGATGTTTGCTGTGTAGTTCAGCTTACGCTTCTGATTGCGTGCCACAGTCTTGTTGGCTTCAATACCTGAGTTCCACAATTTGTTGTTGTGTTCACATACAGGACATTGTTGATTGTTGGTGGTCAAACAGTTATCAATTAACCAACCACCAGGTCCCTGAAATCCATGAGAGAATACTTTGACCCATGGCAGTCCGTCTTCACCATCAGTTGGAGATGCTGGTAGAAAACGAATGACAGCAGAGCCGTTACCAGCTTTATCTACTTCTGGTTTCCAGTAGTTGTCTTTGTTGGAGGGTCCTTCTGATGAAGCGCTTAGTTCATCAAGTTTGGCTTTTAGTTTGGCGAGGTTGCCTGAGCCAGTTTTCAATTTAGAGAAATCCATAATTTAACCTTTCTAGTATGTACGGAGTATTGACGGAGTATTTTCACAAGTATCATTATATAATATATTTAGGCGCCTGTCAAGCACTTAAATTGGTAATTTTGAAGTCTTTTTAAGTAGGTTAACCTCCTCTGCTTCTTCTCGAATCTTAGCCTTAAGAACCGAAGTTAACAAGGTCGAGGCCACTTCTATTTCCATACCAGTCTGTTCACAATGGTAGATAATAGAATCAATATAAGGAAGATTTTCCTCGTAAGATATGTTTTCAATCAGTAGACTGAATTCTGTTATTTCGGTTTTTGTTGGCATCGTTGGCATATTCATTTAATTTTTTAACTACCTCTGGTATTTCATTGATAGTTAGCATTATACTATGAGTATCAGTGTGAGGCAAGCCAGTTTCTGGTGATAATAACGTCAGGTGTTTCAATAAAAAGAATTCGTCATCTTGTGGGTATTCTATTGAAAATTTTGAGGTCATTTTTTTGTATAGAAAATATGGTTACCAATCTGTGTTACTCTCTTAAGGTTCCAATCAGGTGCAACCGAGGTGGCATGAAAATACATGGCCTTAGTCTTGGCCAATAACTCATGTATATTAGACTGTGTAAGAGATTTCTTAGCGACCATAAGAGATTCTTCCCATACATATGGGTTCATCTTTTCGGAAACATTTTCACCAACCCATGAGAATTGGTAGGTATTGTTTATCTTTTGATATACGACTTCACATACAGTTTTAGGAAACATATGAGAATTAACTCTATTGTTAACCACCTGTGCTACGGCTAGTTTACCTTCATAAGGTTCTTTGCCGGCTTCATAATAAATGTTTTTAGCCATACAAAGCAATTGCTTATTAAATTCTTGGCTGATTTCGTATATTGGATTACTCGTCAATGGATTAGCGAGTAGTGGTAAAAAACTTAATATTAAAGATAATATAAGTGTTCTTAGCAGAAGGAACTTCATCAGTTCTCCTATGTTGTTGAACAAGTAAATAGGTTTTTCAGGCAAAACCTATTAGAAAACCGACCCCTATTAGAAGGAGATTTTGATACCAGCAGTAACGCTATTACCTGTGTAGGTGTCAATGCGTTTTTGTGTTTGTTGGTAGCGATAGTCTGCTGTCAACGCTACGTTTTTGGCTACAGGTACTGTTAGACCAAGGCCTGCTGAACCAGCATAACCAGTCTTAACGCCTTCAACTCTAATGTATGATCCACCAACTTTAGCAGTCAATGTGTTACCTTTAAAAGAATAAAGGTCATAACCACCAATAAGGTCATAACGGTTCTCTTTAAAACCTGCGTGTTTAACACTCTCTAGTTCACCAGTTACACTATAATTTCCCATTTGTTGGCCAAGAGAAATGCCATAGTCGTTGCTATGTGGGTTTGCATAGTCACGACCTGCTGTAAGACCTAGGTCCATCGCTTGAGCAATACCAAATGTGGCGAGTAAAGATGCTAGTAATAATAGTTTCTTCATTTGTTTTCCTTCTTTGAAATTAAGCAGCGATAAAATCTATACCAGATGCTGCGAGAACACCAGTTGCTGCTGGCGCTACTCCAACTAAACCAATAGTTTGTTGGAAAGTAGTTAAGTGAGCAGCTGCATTTAATAGAGCTGCCTGAGTTGTAGAACCTGTTGCCAAAGCACTAATATATGGTGATGCTTGTGTTGGTGTTGGTGCAACACCCATCACATTAGTATATACATTGTTAACAAATGTAGCAATGTCTGGATTAGCAAGAATGAACGGTGCAGATGTCACGATTGCTTGTGAAATCTGAGCACTTGTTGTACCTGCATCTTCCAATTTGATACCAATGCCTTCATATGTTGTACTTACTGTACCAAATCCAGCTTTCAACAAAGCATATACATCACCAGCAGTACCAGTAATGTCAAATGCAGTTGATTTATCAGTAAATGCAATACGATTAACACCTTCTAGTTTATAAGAAACAGCAGTCATCAATGCTGATGTCACTAGAATGTTTTTGTTTGTCGTATCATTAACAACGGTGAAATTGGAACTCTTGTCGCCTAGGTTGTATGATGTTACACCAGTTACGTCAATGATGGTGTAATTCAAACCATTACCAATCTGACCTGTACCAGCTGCACTAAATGTGGAGATTTTACCACCAGTTGCAATTGATGTTACTACAACCACATCAGGATTAGCAACTGTTCCACCCAAGTTTATACCAGCAATAGTAACTGTATCACCAACGGCATAACCAGTACCAAGGTTTGCAGCCTCAATTACTGTTGTATAAACACCATTTGTTTTTGTTACATCAAATTTAGCACCTGTTCCAGCGCCACCAGTTGTACCCGTGACACCGACATATGTTGTATTAATTGGCGTTTGGCCAATCGTTACTGTTGTTCCCATTCAAACTCCTTGTTATTAAAATTGATGGTGGGTATTCTGTTACGAGGAACCCACCGAACCCTAGTCAGCGTTTAGGCTGCCAATACAAATTTTTCATCATTTGCGTTTACTTTGATTTACTTTTTACATCTCTCTGTGATGAGTTGTCCATGCATCTACTTGTTACCCTGTCGAAACTATGCACCCCCATCAAAGATACATTGCTGTTATCTGTACTTCTCACTATGTACTTTTCAGGCTGCAGTCCTTAGATAACCCCGTGACGTTATTGGTGCAATATATCTTTGGTGGAGGTGGGGGGATTCGCACCCCCGTCCAGAATACTTTTTGATTTACTTCATACAACCATAATCATCTAACGGCCTCTGTGTGCTTATGCTTCATAGATTTCTTTAGAATTTTAAACCATAACTTTTTCACCTTGTCGAGTTTATGTTCAAACTCAGCACGATTTAATTTCATTATTAGTTTCTTAATCTTCATTATACCTTACCTTTTTTAAACTGTCAAGCGGTATTTAGTCATCCGAAGCATTATTACCACATTTGGCCTTCTTGGCAGCAGTTAACTTACCAAAATCCACAGGCCATTCTTGACCAACTGGCAACTCTTTTGCACCAGCTGGGAAAGCAAATTGAACTCCGGCATCAGCCATGATTTGAGCAATACCTTTACGGAATGGTTTCAAATCATTACCAAGGTTTGGATATGGTGCAACGTGTGGAAATTCCCAACCAGCAACTTGACCTGTTGCTTGGTCAATAACAATCTTATAGAAAGCATGTGGCACTACAACACCAGTACCAATCTTCTTATCAGTAGCATTATAGATGCCACCAACATAAATTGTGAATGGTTGATTCAATTGAACTGCCCATCCTCTTACAGATGTTTCTAATAGTTTCCAAATACCACGATTGAGTGAACCTGCTTGTGGTGACATATTGGTCATCAAGAATGATTCATACTCTACCTGTGGATCCCATGATAGGTCGCCATCAGGACTCATGTGGCCTTTATCGTAACCAGTGGCTGCATAGTCATCTGGTCTTGCGCCACCTTGTACGGATTGGTCTGCTGCAAAGGCATTAGTTCTTGCTACACAACCAAGTGCATTTGGTGGTGTAAGTGTGTATAGAACATATTCAGGCAACTTGGCAGGTGCATCATAACCTACAAAATAAGCCTGACGGCAAATAGAACCAACTGGTTTGGTTGATTGTGGAAATCCGTATGGTGCATGTACAGCACAAGTTTTTGGATCCTGTGGTGCACGTTGTGTCCATGCGAATGATGATATACTAACAAGAGCTAGTAATAATACAAATAGTCTTTTCATTGTTGTTCCTTATAAAATTGAATCGCCTTAATTAGACCCTCGATATGGTCTTCAGTCTTCTCTTTGAATATTATCGGTTGCTCATTGTCAACAGCCATGATAATAACAAGATTATTTATAGGCTGACCAGTGAGTTCTTCTGCCATCAAAGCATATGCTGCCGTTTGCCAGAAATAATCAAGAATAGAATCTCTTGATTTAATTCTCTTAGATGTTTTAAAATCTATAACAGAGAGTTCACCTTCATATTCACCAATACAATCAACTCGACCAGCGAGGCCGAGTTGGTGTGACCATAGTGCTTGTTCTTGATACCAGATGTTATCAATTTTATCCAGATAAGGAATTAAATCAGTAAACATTTCTTTGGCATCTGGCATGATGTTGCCAAGTTCTTGATTGTTGAGATAACGCTCACAGAGAGTATGTACATTGGTGCCACGACCAGAAGCCTGTCGTGAAATACGATTTGCTTCTTGTTCACCTACACGTTTCCGCCATGCCATAATCTCTTGTTTCTTCATGGCACCAATGACCGTTGTAACAGAAGGCAATCTCTCGCCTTCAGGTGTTACATAATATCTTTTTCCATCTTCAAATGTTTTAGATTCTAGATTTGGTAATTCAAGTGGTGGGCAGTATGTGAATGTCATCGTATATTGATTCGTTAATTGTGGCCGTAGATGTTTCTTTATCAAAAGTGATAAACCCATCACAGGCCATATTCCAATCGTCACCGCCAATTCCATTACCAGTGACTTCATCATACACGGGAACATTTACTTTAAAATGTTTGACCAAGTATTCTTTAGTGCCATTTTCAAACACCCGCCAAACGTGGTCCATAGAACCACGATTTGGTTGTCCTCTACTCTTATTAAATCTAATCGTATAGTGATTCATCAAATAATCTCTGCTGTAGGTTGTACTGGTGCATTAGGATCAACCTGTGGTGGAGTTGGAATCCATCTTGTACCTAAATTAAAGTGAATGAACTTCAATGGCTTCTCAGAACCGTGTCTAGTGAATCCATGTGGAATCCATGTGTTGAGAAAATACAAATTACCAGGTTGTGGAATATAATTGGCTGCATGTGAAGCATATGTAACCATAGACATATCACGTTCAGGTAAATTAATTTGTCTCTTAGCAGGTCTTGGATCAAAGATAGAAATTCTAGAACAATCTTCTGGTGCTTCTAGAATATAGAATCCGGTAATCTGTGCACCAAAGCCGTGTACATGTTCTTCGTTAGCGGATCTCATATGATGTTCTTGAGCCCAAAAGTCCATGATAAAGACTTCTTGGTTCTGCATTGCATGACCTTGTTCAGACAAAATATTCCATGATGTTTGTGCTATATACATCACCAAATCCCGAACACGTTCATCACCAGCAAAAGTCTCAGACATAACCACAGGAAATAATTTATCCATGAGTTTATCTTTTGGCTTGTTTTTCTTGGCTGTGTTCAGATATTCTTTAGACACAAACTTAGCAGTCTCTAAGAATTCCGGTTTTGCAATCCAATATACACCAGATGGGAAATGAAATTCCACATTGAGTCTATTCGCTTGTTGTTCTGGTGTCAGTTCAGGTTGTGTTGGCACTTCACCGATGATTTCTGTTGCGGGTGTTTCTACAGTTTCTGTATCACTCATAATATCTCCAAAGTTTGTTTAACGAATTATATCACAAAATTATATATGTGTCAAGCTATGGTGTTATGGTGGTGAAAACTAATGTAGGTTTATCAGAAGGATTTACCCATTTATTATTTTGTTTAATGAAAATTGGCTTACGAGGAAAATGATTATGAAAATTCATATGGTCTGGATCTGTAATTTCAAAATTGTTTAACGTATCAATGTATGAAGACCAAGCTTCTATTTCGGATTGATTATTTGACGATTGTATTATATGATTGGCGAGAAGAATTAAAGATTCTTTATAATAATTCGCATGAGGCATTGTAACCATTATTTTAAATTGTTTTTCTTCTTCTGTCAAATCTCTTAAAGTCCATTTACTTTCCCAAACATCTCCATTCTTAACATAAGATTCTTGCCAAGTTTGATAAAATCCAGCTTCAGTTTCTACTGAGTTTTGTGGACTAGGAAGACGATTAAATTTTGCAAATTTTTCAGATAAATTATTAATGTCTTCTTCTGGATAGGATTCTAAGAAATGTTCTTCTAACATTGGATGGCCAATTGGTTGGCCATCTTTTATTTGTATATAATGATTCATTTTAAGGATTTACACCTACATTTGTTATTGGAAAACTACGAGAACATCCTGGCCATATAATACGGACTGCGCCAGCACCACCTTGGCCACCAAGGGTAGGTGTAGGATATCCTTGGCCGCCACCGCCGCCGCCACCGTAGCATCCACCATAACCTCCTTTGCTAGCACAAGCACCACCTTGTCCGCCATTCATACCGTTTGATCCACCGCCGCCGCCATATCCATGAGATTTTGTGTAATCTGGGTAACCACTAATAAGACCTCCATTAAAAGTTCCAGAAGTACCTCGACCATAAATTCCTACACCTCCACCACCACCGCCAGCACCATAGTTGG